TTTAACCGGGGATCGAGGCCAACCATCCATGCCGGGAGTAAGTATGAGGCAAACTCCGACTTTGTATGTCTTGGCGGCATGTTGATGATCAGACGTTTAATTTTCCCCTCAGCGAGGTCATTAAATTTTTTATTAATTTTTTTGTGGTGTGAACCTTCAATAAACTCAGGCCAAACGTATTTCACAAAACTTAAAAAGTCTTTTTTAATTATTGGCTTGGCTTTATCTAGTGCTACACTTTTTTCTAGTTCCAAAAGTCGTGCTCTTTCTTCTGGAGTCAATCCTGAAAAATTTTCCATAAAATTTTTTGTAATAAATTTTTTATAACCCAATTTTGAAAGTTAGTCTATAAGAGTCTAAATCTTACATATATGTATGCATCTGGGACCCCTACTACGACTTAGGGTGGGCCCTCCCTGAATTTTCAAGCAAAAACACAAGATGTTGTGGTACCTCTATTGGCACACACCATGCACTAATTGCAATGCAGTTCTTGCATACCCTTATGGGATTTTCTGGGCTACAGGATTAGCCTCACCCTGTAGCCCAAGTAGGACTAGTTAGAATGGCAGACTTTCATCTATACATTCTTTCCAGTTCTTATCTTCTTTCACTTCATCTTTTAAGACCAATGGTTTATCAACCATTGAGAAGTTTACTTCTTGCAAGTGATAAGAATTATTTTTTCTGTCCTCGTTCAATGTATCAAGTGCCAACAACTTTTTAACTGCTGTTGTCAAGTCATACATTTCACCACCATGTATGTGGAAACTTTCACTACCAAGAAATTTTCTTTTTTTGATAATGAAAAACTTTTTATTATTGTCCATATTATATTACTCCGATTATTGTTAAAATTATGTAGCCATACAAAAGTATAGCTACATTGATTATTGCAACTGCCCAACTCATAATTTAATACTCCATGAGTCTGACGCAGTTCTGTATCCGTCTGCGTCAACATCAAAATAAGTCATCAACATTCGACCTGCTTTTGATGTCCAATATCTGCACTTATCATTCCAAAGTGCATTTCTTGTTATTGTCTTTTTATCACTTGCTGAATAGTAAGTGATAACAAAGGGTTTATTATTTATCATTTGTCCTACTTTCTATAACTTTATGTTATGGGATAAATGTAATTTATCCCATAACGAATTGCAAGACCTTAATTCAAGTTATCAGAATTAATTTCCTGTTGTTGCATATATGCAACACGTTCTGCAATCTTTTGTTCTCTGGTTTTTTCAGTATTTTTCATACCTTTAATTCTTTCTGCCAGATTTTTAGGATTGTAAATAACTAGACCTGTACTATTGGTTCTGATTATTTCTGCGTCTGTAATATTCAAACCAAGTTCAGTACAAAGTTCGATTGCCTCATCAAGATATTTATAACCTTTTAATCCTATCTTGATTTCTTTCATTTGTTGTAAGACACTTTCAATCCATTTTTCATGTGCTAAAACGAATTGAGCCTTTTGTTGTTTCCAAGTTATTAAAAACTTGAACTCATCTTCACTACAAGCAATAGACCTATCTCGACAATAATCTCGACCAATTAAATCGAGTTGATATTTTTCATTCCATTCTCGACCATATTTGGTTTCATTATCTCGACCACCATTCAATCCAAGATATTTTTCATTTGCCTCAACAAACTTTCTTTTATGTGGATTGTCATCTTTATCTTTCTGCTCGATTAAGATGTCTGCGTTGCAATCTTCCTGTGCGTTGATTTCATCTCGATACAAAGCAAAACCATAAGACAAATCTCTATTGTGAGAATAATTGCTATCTTCATCAATAGAGCCATTTAATCTAAAATCAAAATGTTTTTCTATTGGAACATTCTCTTCAATTACAGGATTGTCATTGTAATCTCGTTTTTCTTTTGTTCCAAGATAATGAAAATGGAAACAACTATCTTTTGCAATAGTCGAAACATTCTCAAATTTATTTTGAAGATAGTATGCTTTCTCGACATCATCTTCGGTATAATGACGTCTGACAATTTTTTCTGCCACACTCCAAGCCATATCATTTATGTCAAGTTGTTGTGCTTTTAAGCCGTCATACTTTCTTTTTTCTTGCGTATCTTCTTGTTCTAAATGCACTCTCATTCGGTTTGCAATTTTAGTCCGATACTCGTTGTTTAGTCTTATTCTAGCCATGTGTCCTCTTTCTTTGTTAATGGTTAATTTAAAAAAGTTTTAAACTATTCTTGACATTTGTCAATGGGATATTATATTAAAATCTGTTATTTATAAAAACTTAACACAATTAACGATCATGCCTCGAAAGGTAGTTCCAGAGTGGAATAGTCGAGGCAGATCAGAAAGGACAGAAAATGGCACTAAAATATTGCCAAAGTCATAAGTGCCATACTTATGACACAAAGGACAGGAAACGAGGTTCTAAAGGGAACAAAACAAATCAAACCAGAAGAAGAAGTGATTTCTATTATGGAAAGGGAAATTTCTGCTCATTAAATTGTTATAATGATTGGGCAGAAGAATTTATGGACAGAGCCATAGATAGTGTTTCTGGTAGAATTGTTGAGCCAAAAATCTTAACAGAAGAAAATGCGTGGAGAACAGTTTATAACCAAGCATATTGGCATGACAATACTGTACCAAGATATATTGAAAGAAATATGATTTCTGGTGCAGAAAGACCTTGCTCGGATAACTAGTTTCATCTGTCCTTGATGAACAACTCTAGGTTGTATGCTTCAACCACAACCTAGAGTTGAATTTTTTTATTTTTTTTTGGGTGGGCCCGCCCAGAGTTTACAAGCTTGTGGGGTGGGCCCGCCCATAGTCTACAAGCTACAAGCAGTCAAGAAAATTATTTGTGGATAACTTAAATTATTTTCTTTTTTATCTAGGATATTATGTTAAGTTATAAGATTAACAAAAGGAGAAATAAAATGGGACTAGATCAATACGCTGGACTAAGAGACAGCAAAGGTGAAGTACACATTGATTTTGAAAATGTGTACTCTGATAAATACGACCCTAAAAAATCTGGTTTTGTATGGCGTAAACATGCAAGACTACAAGTGTTCATGAATAAACATTTTAAAAAACAAAAAGATCATGAACATAATACACATGATGACCTACAACATTTAGGCTTCAATGCTGGTGAGGGTGGTGTTAAGATTACCGAGGAACTAATCAAGGAACTAGAGGAACAAGTTAAAAATAATTATCGGGACTGCTTCGCTAGTGATGGTTTTTTCTGGGGTCAACAATTCCAAGAGGAATCAGCTAAAGAATACAAATCATTTGATAAAAAATTTATCAAATGGGCTAAGGAACAATTAAAAGCTGGCAAACAAATCGGCTACGACTGTTCTTGGTAAAAAAATTTCAGGCGCGTGAGGTTTTATACCTGGAAGAGAACGCGCCTGGATACTTCGGGGCTGGGATGGGCCGCGCATTGCGCGTGGACCCTGAAGCCCTGGGGCTCAAGCTCTCAAGCTTGACAGGTTACAAGCAGTAAGGTATAGGATTATATAGGAGAATATTATGTTAAAAAAAGAAGCAAGAAAAATAACCGGCGGGCTGTCGAAGCCGTCGAAGATGCCTGGACCAGCGCACAACCTGCCGGCCGTGGCGTGTAAAACTGGCGCGAAGCTAGTCAAGATACCAGGCTC